TGCTGACGTCATTGAGACTCTAGTGTGTATTACAGTATTAATATCATTGGGAGAAGTACTATGAAGAAGAATGTTGCAGAAGCAAAAGCAGTAGAACTAGTAGAACTAGTTGAGAATTTATGTGAAGACATAACTCATGCGAATCACATGCAGTGGAAACACACTCGTGATACCTTAACACACGATTATTCAATCGGCAAAAAATACATTAAAATATTTACAGTAGAAGATAACCAATCTCGTTCAGTATGGGGGTTCATCAACATAGGCAACAATAAGTTCCAAGTTGGTGATGTGTTAAAGGCTGCTGGTTGGGCAACGCCTGCTCTAAACAAACCAAGGGGTAATCTTTACGAGGGTTACGAAATCAAACCAGGTACATCAAGAATGTACGGTCCAGATTATTTAAGATAGGAGATATATTATGATAATTAGAAACTATGAAGTCCTTAGTCCTGATATGACATCAGGTGGGACATCTTTGAAAGGTTACAAGACAACCACCTACCAAAGGTTGTTAGAAGTGTTAGGTCCTCCGACCTATACAGATGGTGACCCATACGAGAAAGTCTCGTGTGAATGGGTTATCGATGCACAATGGTACGATGCAAATTGTATCGAAGAGATTGATAGAGATGATTGGGAATATGAAACAGTCACTATCTATGCCTGGAAATATGGCAGAATTCCTACTGAAGAGTGTCAGTGGAATATCGGTGGTACATCGTTCTATGCTACTGAGGTTGTCGATATGATACTTGACAACTACAATCAGAACGGAGAAAATTACAATGGGGAGAGATGCTATGCAGCTTAGTTATGAGAGTGCAATGTTAATTGCAAAATGTACAGGTGGTAAGTTATCAGCAGATGAGATTATCAATCTTGCAACTTACGGAACAACCAATGCTAATGATATGAATCCTTTTCAAGGTGAACTAGAGTTAGATACATGTGTATGTGGTACAAAGGATTGTCCAGAAGAGTATGCACATACAACCAGTGGGTATTAATATGAAGATGAGATATATAAGTTTTTGCTTAGGGGCGTTTTTAGGGTTTCTATGTGGTGCTATGAGTATGCAAGTTATGGCGTCAGATGAAAACGGTGAAGTTGTTTGTCTTGCAAAGAACATTTACTTTGAGGCAGGTAATCAACCACTTGCAGGTAAAGTTGCAGTTGCACATGTTGTATTCAATCGTATGGAACATAGTGCATACCCTAAAGATATTTGTGGTGTAGTCTACCAAACAAAGTGGCGTGAGAATTGGAAAGGCAAACAAGTGCCTGTTCGTAATCAATGTCAGTTCAGTTGGTTTTGTGATGGTAAGTCAGACGAACCTTTAGATACTGATACATTCTTCGAATCGTATCTCATTGCACAAGATGTAATCTATGGCAAGTATCCAGATATTACAGAGGGTGCAACACATTACCACAACTTATGGGTTGAACCATATTGGGCAGAAACATTGAATGAAACCGTGCAAATAACTGACCACATATTTTATAAGTAGGAGAATAATATGAGAGAATTTTTAACTAATACAGAATACCTAGATACAGGTGTTCAACACATCTATGGATTCCCAAATGGGTATGGCGCTAGTGTGGTTAAACATGATTTCAGTTATGGCGGAAAAGATGGTCTTTGGGAACTTGCGGTACTTGACAGTGACGGCGCTTTATGTTACCATACTCCTATCACTCATGATGTTATCGGTTATCTTGCATGGCCGAATGTTGAGGGTATATTACAGGAGATAAAAGAACTATGAATTTATTTTACTTACACAAAGAACCAGAAGTGTCTGCTACATTACATTGTGACAAACATGTGGTCAAGATGATTATCGAGTATGCACAAATGTTATCAACAGCACATCGTATGTTAGACGGCGAATCGTACTATGGTCTATCTAAGAATGGTCGTAAGATTCAAAGGTGGCGTATGTCAGATAATTCACTAGACGATGTACTATACAAAGCATCTCATATCAATCATCCATCTACAAGGTGGGTTCGTGAAAATGCAATTCAGTATCAGTATGCATATGATATGTTTACTAATCTATGTGACGAGTACACCTATCGATACAACAGAGAACATCTAACTGATATCAAACTCAGAGATGTACTTAACAATATACCAAACAACTGCAAACTAGGTGAGTGGGTAGAACCACCACAATGTATGCCAGATGATGTCAAGGTTGTAAATGACTCGCTTTCAGCGTATCATAAATACTACAAAGAATACAAGGCAGACTTTGCCAAGTGGACCAAACGAGATGTCCCACAGTTTATGTTATGAGAGTATTAGTAGAAAATTATGGTGATGTGAGAATCTTCTCAGATAGACCTTTCGGTTACAAAAGATACATCGTAGAATGGAAAGACCACACACAAATGTATAGTGGTCTATGGTATTCTGAAAAACAAGTCAGAGAACTTGTTGAAAAAACGATAGAAGGAAACCCCATATAATGCCTGCATACGATTTCGAAAACTCAGAGACTGGTTGCATAGAAGAACGAATCATGTCTTACACCAAACTAGAACAATTCAAAAAAGATAACCCACATCTAAAACAAGTTATACTTACTGCACCCCCAACGACAGGTGGTGTGGGCGATAGGGTTAAAATTGATGGTGGGTTTAAAGAAGTCTTATCAAATGTAGGTAAGGCATACCCAGGTTCAGATGTTGATAGAAGATATAATGGTATAGGAGTCAAAGAAGCAAAGACACGAGATATCGTTAAGAAACATATCAAACTACAGAATCAAAAGAAAGGAAAGTAAATTATGAATACAGCACCAGTGTGCGACTTGCACGAATTAGAAAGTATACAACTCAATACAATATCGGAGAATGGTAAAAGATTCTATACAGACGATGCTGGTGAGATTAAATATCCCTCAGTGACAACAGTGACAGGTCTACTTAACAGAGAACATATTAAGTTATGGAGAGAACGAGTAGGCGCTGAAGAGGCAAATAAGATTACCAAGAAGGCAACGACTCGTGGTACTAAGTTTCATCAACATGTAGAAGATTACTTACGAAGAGAGAAAGAAGAAATTATCTTTGAGAATGTACTGCAAGAAGGAATGTTTAAGGCAGTACAACCTGTACTAGATGAGATTATACCAATCGCCCTCGAAGCACCTCTATACTCTAACGAACTTAGAATGGCAGGTCGTGTTGATTGTGTAGGGTTATGGGAGAATGAATTATCAATCATTGATTTTAAATCTTCTGCTAAACTTAAAAAAGAATACATGGCGAAACCATGGTATATACAAATGACTGCATATGCAATCATGGTAGAAGAACTAACAGGTCATGCTGTTGATAACATAACTGCAATAGTTGGTGTTGAAGGCATGAATACATTTCAAATCTTTGAGGCACAACCTCAAGACTATGTTGATGAACTATATCAACTCAGAGAACAATACAAGAACCTTTACGGCGTATGATTAACATTCATCATAATGACATGCATATGGTGAGTGTCATACCTGACTTTATGACTGAACATGAATGTGAACACATTCTACAACATTCTTTACAGACTATGCAACCATCTATGGTTGTTAGTAATGATGGTGAAGGACAATTCATTAAAGGTAGAACAGGTTCAAATACCTGGTTGCCACATAACACCAATGATGTTATACTCAATGTAGCACAAAGATTATCAGATACGGTTCGTATGCCATTAGAGAATGCCGAACCATTTCAAGTTGTGCATTACGGAGTGGGACAAGAATACGATTATCATTGGGACTCATTTGACAAAAGTGACGACCAATACAATGAAAAGTATGTTAGTCAACAAGGTGGTCAAAGAATAATCACTGCATTAGGTTATCTTAGAGATGTACCCAAAGGTGGTGAAACAGGATTTAATAGATTAGGGGTTAATGTTCAACCCAAACAAGGCACAGTCGTTATATGGTATAATGTCGAACCAGATACCACAAAACGAGAACTTCTTTCTCAACATGCAGGTTTGCCTGTACTCGAAGGAGAGAAGTATGCATTTAACTTATGGTTCAGAGAAAGTAAATTCGGAGAAAATTTATGAGTGATATAATTATGATTGTGACGGAAGACCATACCGTTTATGTCAAAAAAGAAAAACACATCGATAGTGGATGGTTAGAAGAATGTGGTGTAACCGAAGATGAAGTACGAGAGTACATTGAATCTGGTGGACTAGAAGAAGATACAGAATTACTTCAAGGTGACTACGATGGTCAAATGAAGAGTGATGCTATCTTTGAAATACTAACAGAGGCCGATACAATGGATGTATACGAAGATTGGTTCAGTGACAGAAAGGGTGGTACAGAGTACTTCTTTAGTCTCGGCGGTCTTAATGATTAGTAGAAAAGAATTTACAGAACAAGTGGAAAGATTGCTTGTAGGTAATAAGACGGACATAATGAGTGCAATACTCAAAGTGTGTGAAAATAATAATGTAGAACCAGAAGGTGCAAAACGATTACTATCTGTTCCGTTGAAGGAGAAGTTGACTGCTGAGGCAGAGAAACTAAAACTCATCAACAGAGAGAAAGCAAGTCGTGGTTCACTTGAAAGTTTTATTGCATAAGGAGAAATTATGAAAAAAGGTGATTTAGTAAGTGTAGTAACCATGAGTGGTGAATACATTGGAAAGTACGCAGGCGATGAGAATGGTCTGAGATTAGAGAACCCACGAATGATAGTACAGGCGCCTAACGGTGGCATGGGGTTCGCAAAAGGAGTTGCAGTGACAGGTAAAGTGGATCCTGAATTCATGGTCATTGCAAACTATGTATTTCTTTGTGAAACAAATGAAGATGTACAAGAAGCTTATAGAACTGCATTTTCAGGTATAGAAGTACCTAAGAAGAAAAAGATTATAGTGAATAAGTAATGTCGAGTCGTGAGGGATTTGATAGTTACCAGTTATACTTAGGGATTAAATTACACTTTAATTCAGCATCGTATGACTTCATCAAATACAATGGTAAGGTCAAGGCAGACTTACCATCCTTCATGAAACGAAAAGACAAGTATCACTTTGCCAAACTGGCGAGAACATATAAGAGTGAACTACTTGATTTCTATGTTGCCAACCTATCGTTGAAAGATGCATGGGTTGGTGATTTACTAGAAAATGAATCTAAGAAACTCTACTTAGATTGGAAGAAAAGACAACAGAGATTATCTTATCAGTTTGAACAAGACATGATGTATCTATTAAAGAAGAAATCTATACAGGAGGTATTGACTGTCACAAACGGACAACACCCCTATCTACTCAAACAATTCCTTGGTAAGAACATATCACTAGAGACAATGTGTATACTAGATGATGTGACTGAATACAGTAAGAAATGGAATACTCTTATATCAGAAACACTGATATATCCAGACACAATAAACAAGATTGATAAGTATAAGTCATTTATGAATTATAACATCAACACCTATAAACAAAAACTTATAAAACTATGCAAGACAACTTAGACATGTTATACTTGGTTGGTAATGGACCATCGAGAGAGAAAGTAAATCTTAACACCTTATCAGAGTGGTGGGGAATGAATTACATCTATAGAACACATTCTCCAGACATGTGTTTTGTACATGATGTTCACCCTCAGAAAGTAATGATTGAAGAAGAATACTATAAGAAAGGAAAAGTTTGTGTCGCCGAGTGGAACGAACTACCCATAGAAATGTGGGATATGATAAAGTTAGGATTACCTGGTGAGACACACGAAGTCAGAAAAGAAGATGATGATGCATTTGTGATGCAAGGGGAGAATTATTACGGAGATGATGCAAGGTCATATATGATTGGATATAATCGGGCCTATGCGAATAACATAGTTATATATGAAAATCAATTGCTCAAGAACTTGTATTGTGGAATGTATGCATTGGGTTATGCAGTACATCATGGTTACAAGAACATATGTTTATTAGGGTTTGATGCATTACAATTCGATAGTGGAGAGAATGTATACAATAAACAAGGTCTTTATACTTACAGTGAACATAATGAATATGGTGTAAGAATAATACAACAATCTCAATTTGTGAGCCTTATGGAACACATAAATATAGAACATCCTGAAGTGAAGGTTTTTTTTAAAAACCCCATTGAAGGATTCGACCAAC